TCAAGATTTGCTCGCCTTCAGCCTCAACCGCCAAGACGCCGGTGTCATTGCCACCACCGCCTTGGTCGACTTGTTCAGCACTGCCAGGCCCTGGGCCCCGATATTCACGACCAACTGAGTCGATGTCTTCTCAATGTTGAACCCAAAGTTGTTGGCTCCACTGACGAGACACTGGCTTGCGCCCATATCAATTACAGCCCCTACCGAGTAACCAGCATCTGCCGTGGTGCATTCAGCCTCCATCGATGTTTTCGCTGGGACGGTCACAAGGCCATGCGTAAGAGTGATGGGTGTACCGATAGCCCAGGTTTGGTTGGTCGAGACGTACCCAAACGCCAATGCCGAGTAAGCATCGGAAAGTGTTTGATAGTCAGTTGGGCCAACTGGGGTGATAACGCCAAATACTCGCGTCATCCATGCGCCAGTAACGTGGACTGGTGCGGTTTGCGTGCCAGTTCGCGCGGTGACGGATGGATCAATGGTTACGATTTTGCCGGTTGTGGAATCCGCCGCAGCCGCGTTCTTTAGGTTGCCCGGGGTAGTTACGCTCACTGCACCGAGGTCAGTGCCTTCCGAGGCCTTCATAGGAATAATGATGGATGCCGTCCAGGCCTGCATTTTGTCGACAACAAGCGTTGGCGACCCGGCATTACCACCGCGCTGGAATGCACCGCCGGCTACCAATGAACCAGCCGACACCCCGTTCAGATCGCGCATGCGGAACTTGCCAGTGCTGGATGTAGCCACGAAGCACCCGCGCGCGGATGGCGTGGACTGCCAAACCGCTTCGGTCACGACAGGCAACAAGGCCGCGTCGAGCAGCGCGACAAACTCGGGATACAGTGCCCGGTCATATTCGCCGCCGTCATCCAGCAAGCACCCAAGAAATGGACGGGAGCGGTAACCCCAGAAGCTCATGCCGATTTGAAGGCCGGCGTTTGCAGCGCTTTGGGCAGATGCAGATGCGGCGGCAGCGGAAGCCACGGCTGTGTTCTTTGCCGTGGTAGCCAACCCCTCAGAAACCCCGGCGGCCAGGGCTGACGCTGCTGCCGCTGATGCTGATTCAAGCGCCAGTGCAGGTTGCTGCTCGAGCTGCGCAAGGGTCAGGCTTGAGGTGGTCGGTTCGCCATTAGAGTCAAACGCCAGCATCTTCAAGGCCCGCACCGCCTTCACGGGTAGCGGCGGAATGTCTTCTGGCTCCAGCAAGCTGACGGTGAGTGCCCTGCTGCTGTCGCGGCTAAGCTGCTTGATTGCCAGCCACAGTCGATCAAAGTCCCGGTTAACAGTCTGGGCAAGAAAGTCGCCATTGATCTGGTAGTCAGCAAGTCGCTGGAAAGGAACAACTTGCAGGAAAAGCAAGTCGCCTGTCGGAGCTACTGAGAATGTGCACGAACTGGTCGGATTGCCGACCCCGGACAAAGTGAACCCAGTTGTCACCGGAACACCGTTCAGGGTGATCTGTAGATCGGCCGCATCCAGCAGCAGGAATGGGATGGCGTACACAGTGGCCACGCCGTTGGCTGCGTAGCGTTTGAACGTTGGTCCGGGTTGAACTGACATGATTGGCCCCTGGTGGTGGCGGGCTAGTAGTCGACCTGCACTTCATGCACGCCCGCATCTGGACGCCAATTGTCACGACGAGCCTCTGTCGGTTTCCCGACTATCCGGCCAATGCGGACTGGGGTCTGGGCGATACCGCCGGCACCGGAGTCGATGTAGTCGTCTTCTTGGTTGGTCAATGCTGGGTTGAAGTCGCGCATCTGGTCCCAGATGATTTTCAGTACCTCGACATGAGCCCACAGAAAGCGCGCCGATAGCGGCGATTCAAAGGCATCGAGGATCCGCTTTTGCTTGTTGGTGCTGGAATGCTCTTCCCCCACCCCACAGCCGGTGCCCTTCAGCGCTTGCTTGAGGATCGACGGCGCGAACCCGCCCGGGCCGTTGGTCTCGATGATCACACGGGGGATCTGGTGCTTGATCACCAGTTCACGGATCTGATGGACCTGGCCGCCGATAATCTTGTCTTTGCTGTCGAACTCGGCGATTTCACCGGTGAGTCCTACTGCCAGGTGCCAATAGAGCTGCCCGCGCGCGTCGGTGAGGATCAGCGAGAAGGCTGATGCGTCCGACCTGATCTTGCCCAGCGAGCAGTCCCAGTAAGCCACGGCGCCGACTATCTGCGTTGATCCCAGGTACATGGCGGCCGCATTGTTGGCGTAGCGCATGACTGGCTGAACGTCGTACGGGATGATGCGCGCAGGGTCCAAGCGAACCTCCGTGACGGGCTTCGAGTGGAGCTGATACTGCGAGTCCCATTCGTTGATGGTGCGGGTTTCACGGCGCCGCGTCTCCAGGGTGGCCATGTCGAAGCGTTCAGGCCAGGCGCTGCCGGCGTAGCAGTCCACCAGGGTGCCGGGCGGCGTAAAGAAGGCGATGCCGGTTTTTGTGGCCTGGTAGTCCTTGCCCAGTACCAGCACGCGGGCATGCTTGCCGATCCCGGAGAACACCACGTCGGGCACGAACGGCACGTCATAGGCGTTCTGCTTGGCGTCCTCTATCCGGTGTTCCTGGGCGAACATGCGAATGGTGAGGCAGTCGGCTCCCATGCTTTCGAGTTCGTCATACAGGCTGTCGTGGGTGTGCGGCGTGCCGATATAGAGCTTGCTGCCACCCGGCACCAGGATGTGCGTCTGCTCGCCCAGGCGGTAGCGCAGCTTCTCCCGCGCCTCTGGGGTCTGAATGTTACGCGGAACCTCCACGTCATCGTTCTGGCACTCGTCCGCACGGGCTGACGTGACGTTCGACAGAATGCCCTTGGCGAACATGCTGGCGTTACGGAAGTCGGAAGCACCTTCAACCCACCACTGTTCCACTGTGCCCTGGTTGGGCGGCAGCAGATGGCGAGTCAGCGGGTGATTGCGGATAACGTTTTGCGTGTCGCGGCTGGTCTTGTAGGCCGTGGGGTCAGACTCGGACTGGTGCAGGATTCGATAGGTCGGGTCCTTGTAGTACAGCCAGGCGTTATAGATCGCCAGCAGCGTCGACTTACCGAAGCCCCGGAAACAACGCAAAACGGCCAGAGACCCTTTAGCCTCCAGCCATATAAGCGCTTGGACGTGGATAAACGGCACATCCCAACGCATGCGCCGCGCCCACAGCATGAAGAAAACCAGCAGGCTGACTTTCTTCTCGGGGTCAGTGGACATTCCCGGCCCGCTGCATCCGGTCGATGATGGCCTGGGCCTCTCGTTCGGCAGACGCCAGTTCGCCATCGAGCTCTTTTTCAGCGCTGTCGTCATCACCAGGCTTTTGCTTGTTCAGGACGCCAGTGATGTTCACGACCTTGAGCAGCAGCGTCATGGTTGCGGCGGCGTTCTTTTTGCTCCAATAACGATCGCCTCGCTCCTGCTGGGTAAGTTCGGATGGATCCTTCTTGGCGCCGGGCCAGTTCGCCGGATCAACCTCATGGATGACGACCTCGCCGAGACTTTCGCTCAGGGCTTGCAGGCGGATAATCTGATCGTCGCGCATTATTTCGCTCCTACAGCAGCGCCAAGGTTCGGGGCGCGATCTGGTGTTGAATCGCCCGGCTCCCACCAGTACGACTGCTTGAACTCCTTGTGGGCGCGCTGTTTCATCCGGCGCAGGTAGCCGGGCGAGAAGTAGTCCTGAAGCTGGTTGAAGATCAGGTGATCGGTGGCGGCCTTGGTGTACCATAGGTTCGCCCCGGGCAAATGGCTCTTGGCCAGGCGCACCAGCTTGCCGCCGGTTTGGTTGACCTCACCGTCTGCGGCGTTGTCCTTCAGCTTGAACACCGCCTCAAGGTCGCCGGCAATCGGGCCGCCTAGGGCTGCAAGCGGCGAGCTCCCTCCCTGCGAGGTGTCGGAGAACAAGAAGTCACCGTAAAGACCCATGGCGCCGCCCTTGAGGAACGCAGCGATGCCGAAGCGCAGGCCGGGAACGCCAAACTTCTTGTCGTCGGTAATGTCCTTGGGATCCCGGCCGGCGGCAATCTCGCCCAATTGAATGGCCATGCCGCCCAGCACGGTGGTTGACGCAACCAGCGCAGCGATATACCCGGCCTTGCCCCAGCCTTCCTGGGCCATGCCGCGCGCGCCGTGGCGCATGATCATGCCGATGGAAAAGCTCTTGAACTGCCAGAACGAGCGCGTCAGCTCGCCTTTCCATGTGCCCCGCTCAATGCCGCCGTGCATCATGGCTTTCTCGCGGGAACCCGGCTCGATGATTGCCATATTGGTTTCATCCAGTACCGCCCCCAGCAGCTTGGTGGCGGCCTGATCCTTGAGGCGCTGCGGGGTTGTCTTGAGCTGCTGCGCCAGTTGCACCAGGTCGGCGTCGGGGATGCGGTAGATGCTGTTCGCGGTCAGCACGGTGTCGCCCACGCCGCGCCAGTCTTCAGGCTGTGCCAGACGCCAGACAGACCAGTCTGTATCGGTGACGCCTTGGCCGGACAGGCGCTTGGCATCCGCTGGGTCCATGGCCGCGAGGGAATCATGCCGGCGGGTCATATCGCCGATGGTGTCCAGCATGGTGGCGCCGAACGCCCGTTGGCTGCCAGCGGTCAAGGCGTTGAGGCCGGACGCCTGCATGACCTTGCTGGCAGCGGTCTGGGAAAACTTGGCAATGCGCCCCGCCACCTGCTCATTGGTGCCCAGTCCATCGGCACCGAAGCGGTTCAGGCTGCCGATCAGTTGGTTCAGGCCCAAGCCCGCGCGCTGTGCAATGCGGCGGTCGGCGGCGCTGGCTGGGTTGAGCATCCGCAGTTCGTTGGCGAATACCTTCATCACCGGCATACCGTTCATGGAGGCGGTAAGGCCCAGCGTTCCCTGGTCGGTGACCGAAGTCAGGACAGCGGAACCCAAGCGGCTGGCGACGTTCAGCGCACGGTACGTGTCGAAGCCATTGGCCAGGGCGGCGGACACCGGTGGTTCACGGGTACCCGCCACTTCCTCAAACAGATGCTCAATCTTGCGGCGCTGCTTGGCGGTTTTTACTGCGTCCGTTGGCCTGGCCATGTCGGTCGCTTTCTGCCCGGCGTCCAGGAAGTAGCGCATTTGGTTGCTGGGATTCGGCCCCAAGGATTCAACCAGCGCAATGTCCCGTGCCGCCCGATCAATGTGGCCGATCAACAGTTCCAGCAGGTTGCGGTCGCCGTAGGCCTTCTGGGCAGCAATGAAGCTCTCTGCATCCTTGTAGTGGATCTGCCGTGACTCGCTGCCACGGTTGGCGCGCATGCCGTTGCCGGCGGCCTGGCCCGGCTCCAGCTTGTTCGTGCCGCCGGTGGCCAGGGTGACCCAGGCGTGATTGAGAAAGTCGGTCAACTCCGCGTCATTCATCGGCGTGCCGTCTTCCTTGAGATACTTGCCGCGGTTCGCCCACTGCACATGATCGGCGACCCACTTGGTCTGGTCTTTGGCTGCCTTCACCTGGGAATGATCGCGCGGCATGGACCAATCATCCAAGAAACCGACGTCGCCGCCGGCGCGGTTGAAGCGCTGGCGCAACTGTTCGGCGGTGTCCTTGAACTGCTTGGCGGCGGTCTTGGCCACTGCGCTGCCGGAGTCCTCACCGTGCAGCTCGCGCACTAGGGCAAGGTTCCCGGCTTCATCCTGGAACAAGCCCATGAACTTGCCCTTGGTCTGGTCGATCACGTCCAGCATGCGGCTGATAGAGTCGTCGCGGATCGCCCGAGTGGATGACTCAATCGACAGAATGCCGCTCTTGCCGTCACTGGAGAACGCCAACAACCGGTCAAGCCCTTCAAGGGGGTGATCGGGAAAACGCTTCATATAGCTGTCGATGCGGTCGTGGGCCAGGATGGTCAGCGCCACGCGCTTTTTCTTGAGGTCGGCTTCGGCCACCAGATCATTGGCGGACTTGGCGGCGGCTTCATTCAGTCGATCGGCAGCGGTCTTGGATTGCCAGGTGGTATCGGTCTGCGCCAGTTGCTTCATGTTGCGGCGCACGCGGTTCTCGATGCCCTGGATTTCCTGCTGGTTGAGGGGGCGGCCTATCGCCTGAGTGACGGCCTTGATGCATTCGGGGCGCATGGGCTTGCTCCTGGTTGGATGGGAGCAAGCCTATGGGTCGGGGATAGACGGTTTCCCGACTATTTAGAGACCGCGTTGCAGGAAGCAAGCGGCGGCGGCGGAAAATCCTTTGGCATCCTGCTGGGCCCTGGCGATATCAGCGTCAGCGCTGGCCAGCAGTTCGCGGGCCGACACGGTGATTGGGTTGCCGTCGGCATCCATGGCGCCAGTAGCAATACGCATATCCTCGACGCGGGCCAGGATTTCGTCGGCGACCTGCACTACCGGGTCAGCAGTGCCAGACTCACCGGATGGCTTGGCAGCATCGGATGCGGGGGCCGGTTTATCTTGCGCAACAGGCTTCCCACCAGGTGGCGATTCACCTTTGGAGGCGGCTGCATCGGCCTTGGGCATCGCTTTCGGTTCTGGAATATCCAGCGCTTTGGGCTGCAGCGTCGGGTCGGCGCGCTCAATGTCGTCAAGGATGCGGGTGATTTCCTGGCGCGCGATCTGCGCCATGGTCAACTTGGTGTTGGCCTCGGCCACGCCGGCGGAAAGCGGGTTCTTTTCGAATCCCTTCACGATGGCGTCCGCGCGCTGAGTCAGCCGGTCGTTAAACCGCTGCGGAACTTCTCCACGATCAATGGCGTTCAGGTCCGCACGGGCCTGTTCGGCACTGCGGTTGCCGCCCAAGGCTTCATTGAGTGACGCTTGACGGTCGCTCAGATCAAGGCGTTCGGCGTCGATGGCCTTGCGTGCCGACTGCTCGGCCTGCTTACGGGTCTGCCCCTGCTGCTGGAAGTCCTTGGCCCGCGCTTTGAACGAATCGTCCAGCGCATCAAGCGACTGCTTGATTGTGCCCAGTTCTGCTTTTACATCCTTGACGTTGGGCAGAATCCCAGCGGCCTCCTGTTCCAGCTCGACGCGTAACTTCGGCTCCAGGTCCTGACGGGCAGTGGCCAGGGCAACATCGCGCGAAGGGGCAACCACCGAGGAATCCTCGGTGGTTCGCAGGAACTGTGCCGAGTGGATGCTATCGGGCAGCACCGCCGGCTCACCACGCTGCAACTGGTTGATAACGGTTCGGATGGCGTCTTGGTGGGCCATGGCCGACCGGGGGTCAATGGGCGCGCCTGGTGCGGTGTCGATATCGGCGTGTTGGTTGGTTCGTTCCGTGAGCGCGGCGTCGACCTGGGCGGTTGTCGGGCGGCGGAAGTTGACACGGCCAAGGCCGAAGAAGGCCAGGCCCATGATCGCGTCAGTGGCGAGCGCGGTGCCGTCCATGACTTTGTACTGGGCAGCCTGGCTGTGATAGCCGTTGCTCTCCAGCAGCGCGGCGGTAGCGCCACGGCCCGCCATGCCCAGCCCGACGTTGGCGCCCACGGCGATTGAGAGGTCACCCAGCAGCGGCTTGACGAACTTGGCCGCCGGTAGCGCAACCCCAATGCCCACGGTTGCCGCATCAATCAAACCTTTTTTGGTGGCGGTGGATTCGTCCAGGCCTTCGGCAACACCCACCTGCTTGCTCGAGAACCCTGCTGGTGCGCCAGCAGCAACGGCAGCCCCCACAGGCCCGGCAGCAAAAGCACCGGCCACGGTGCGCGGCAATACAGCGGCGGCCTCGCCCAGGATCTGGCCGACCATGCCAACCTCTGACGGGTCGGGCCGAAGATCCATCACCGACTTGGCAGTTGCCTCGCCGATGTCGCGGGCCTGGGTTTCCCGGAACTGCTGCTGATCGGCCAACTGCCCGTCATCTGGCGCGTAGGAAGAACCGATAGCCAGGTCGGATTCAACGGCCAGGCTGCCAAGCTGCAACGCCGTAGACTGGATGGTGCGCCCGCCCTCGATGGCGCCGCGCAACAGGTTGGGCCCGATCACGCCGAGCGCACCGGTGAACGCACCAGGTGCCAACTTATCGGCCGTGCGGCCAAGGCGTTGGTCCTGGCTGCGTGCCTCGTTGTCCTCGATCATCCCGTCTAGCCAGCTCATTTAACTATCACCATGATTGGTTTCTGGGTGTCCGGGTCGATCTGCACCCGGCCGGCGTTCAGCAGGTAATAAGAGCCTTCCTTGCCCGGTACCGGCATCAGCGGCATGTCCTCCAACTGGCTGACCGGGATCTTGCTGTTTTTGGCCATGCCCTCAATTTGCATGTCCACGGACTTGTTGAAGTCGTCGTCGCCCATCCCGTATGGCTTGATCACCTTGGCGCCTGCCCGCTCAGCCACACCACCGGTGGCCATGTTGAAAGCCGCCGCGGATGTCTTGCTGTCGAGGTCGTCGCCCTCGTCGTACTTCAAGCCCTTCGCGGCGGCGGTTCCCGCGTAAAGAGACTTAAATGCCAGGTAGGCCTGCTCCCGCTGTGGCGTGCCAGGGGTGAGCGATGCGCCCGCATGCTCGTCGAAGGCATCACGGAAAAACTTGTCCTTGGGCATCGGTACCGACTTGTCATTCAAAACCTTAGCCCCGGCCAGCAGGGTGCGCGGAACGTCCGTGCCGTCGGCGCCTTTCAGGTTGCGGAACTGCGCCATGCCGGCGAGCGTGGCGATTGGGTCATCACCGACAATCGGCTTGAGCGCGGCGGCAAATGCCGCGCCCGATGGGGCTGACCCGGCGATGACACCAAACACCTGCAGCTTGGTGCTGTCGTCAGCCTGCTTGACCATCGCCGACAGCATTACCTGCTCTTCCGGCTTCCATGGGTTTCGGTTGACCTCTGGGCCATATGCATTGCGCACGGAATCCACAACGACGAAGCGGTCGGCGATCTGTTCGCCCAGCTTCTGCTGGCCCTCAGGGGTGGTGACTCCCGAAACGTCCAGCGGCGCCACATCGGCGCCGGTTCGCATCGCATTGAAGGTCAGCGGGTTTTCCCGCATCAGCTTGACGTTGTTGTCCACTGCGGTCTGCAAGCGCGTCAGGTTGGCTTGCTGGGCAACGGTTGCCCCCTTGGACTGCATCTGTTGGCGCTGCTGGTCAATGTACTGCTGGGCAACGGCTGGTGGCTGGCGCAACAGGCCCTGTACCTGCGTCATTTCCTGCATGCGCGTATTGAACTCGCCTGCTGCTGATGTCCCTTTCAGACCTGCTTGCCACTGCTGCTGAAGCGCTGGCGGCGGTGGTACTCCGGTAGCCGCCTGGCGATCCATTTGGGTGAGGATTCGTTCGGCCTTTACTTCGCGAATTTCGGCTTGGCGCTGATTGTGCTCCTGTACCTGGAAGATTCGACCGGTGACGGTGTTGAGCAGTTGGTTGCGCTTCTGCGGGTCCAGCTTGCGGGCATAGAATCCGTCTTCAGCGGTGAGGTCATGTTCCAGTTTCTGCAAGCTCCCGATGCTTTCACGAGACTCAATGACCCGCTGTGTGGCGTGCGTGGTCCAGTTTTGGTCTTTGAATTCCTGTTTCTTGCTGGCCCAGGCCTCGCCGAACGCCAGGTGCCCAGCGGTGTCGACATCCTCGGCATCCATGCGGGCATTGATCTGCTCGACGTTCGCGCCAGGCATGGCGGCATCCTTGCCTAGCATATCCATGCGCGATACCAGATCGCTCTGCGCTGACAGGATTCGACCCTTGGCGGCCGACGCCTGAATGTTTGCCAGCCCACCCAGCTGGATGCGCTTGAGTGAATTGCCAATCTCTCCCTGCTGTGCGGCGTCAAGACCCGGCGTATCAATAGGGTCAAGTTTCGATACTGCCGCGTTATAGGCTTCTGGCGCCTTGTCGTAGGACAGCTTGCCCACACGAATCTGTTCGTCCAGATCGGTGGCAATCGTCTTGATCTGCGACTCACGGTCGATCAGTGCGTTGCTTGCCTTCACCCTGGCCAGGGCCTGGTCCTGCTTGTTGATGTTGTCCAGTACGCCCAGGGCTGCGCTCTGAACGGTGCTTGCAACCTGCTGCGCGGCCTGTGCTGGACCTCGCGGGTCCGTGGTGATTACGCGATTCTGCTGCGCCTCTGGCTGAACCGCTACCTGTGCGAAATTACCCAACGGGATCTGTGCCATCAGTTGGACCCTCCAGCACTGGGAACCGTACCGTTCTTACCTGCTGCTGAAGCCTTCCAGGCCATGCCGGCTTGGGCGCCAGCAGAAAGCACGGTGCCGATCGACTGTGAATTGGCAGAGCTGCGCGCCTGGCTACCGGCCAGACTGTAGTTGCTGGCATCTGCGTAACCGCGGGCCTTCTGGTTTTGCCCATTAAAAATGGTCAGCACAGCATCCTGCTCAGCGTTGCCGATGATCTCTTGGTTGATATTGATCGCAGTCCCCTCACCGGTCACTACGCCAGACCCAGCAAGCGCTGCATTGGCTTCGCTAGCCTGATTGCGAGCGAGTCGGCGGATACGGTCAGCCTGCACCACTGCGGCACTAGCTGCGTTATCAGCATCGTTTTGCGCCTGGTCCGACTGGGCGTTAGCATTGAGCTGCGCCTGTTTCCCTGATTGCTGGGTGCTGTACACCGAATACACGGTCGCCGCCGCCATTGCCGCGTATGCTGCCGCCCCTACTGCTCCTACGGCCATATCAGATCTCCATCATCAAAAGAGGGCCGATGTTGCGCAGACCCTGGGATTCATAAAGCCGGGTGGTGCCTTCAACGCTTACGCCGGTACCGATGCCCATGTAGATTTGCTTCGCGCCCTTGATCTTTGCCCACTCCTTGAACGACTGGATCAGCCGGATTGCAATCACACCATTGCGCTTTGTTGGTTCAACGAACAGGGAGTAGTCGTAGGCGATCAGGTCATTGCTGAACCACTGATCAGTCACTGCGCCAGCCATACCACCGACTACCTCGCCGCGTACCTCGGCAACGAAAACAACGCCCTGGCCATTGATCAGTTCATGCAGGAAGGCAGCCGACTTGACCGGGCAAAAGCTCATGCTGGAATAACTGGTAGTGGCGTGCAGCAGTGTTCCCAGCTCGATCAGCCGGGGTACGTCGGAGTGTTTCGCGGGCCTGATCATGGGAAATACCTCAATCGTTGAACGACATTTTCTTGATGACGCACAGCAGGTGGAATGGCAGCGGCTGGTTCTGCTCGATGACCAGGGAGGCCTGGCCGCGATCCCATCCAAGGTTTTCCATGCGGTGGTCACCGGTGAAAAGCACGGGCGGTTTGTCCAGGGCTTCTGATCCAAGGTTGCGGAATGCCACGGGCTGCCCATTGATCTCGCAGCCGGTTGTGTTCAAGAAGCGCAGTGTGATTTCGGCGATGCGCATGCTGTTGCCCTGGGCGCTGCCGGTACCACCCTGAATTTCAGGGGTTAGGGTCTTGATCTGGGTCTTGAATGGCAGGCCGATCTGCACGGCGAAGGCATTGCGCGGGATGGTCACTTGCCCCGCGGTGACGACTTGCTGCTGCATCACCACGCCATCAGCGACGATATCGACAGTCTTCCCTTCCAGGTGGCCCAGACCGCTCCATACCGACGCTCCCGGCCCGCTGACGGCGGATATCCCACAATCAACCCGAATGCCTGAAGTGAAGCGCTCGACATACCTGGTCTGCACGCCGTTGATAGTGCGGCTCACGATGGCCCACATCTGTTCACCGGTGGCGGTAGGGATCGAGGCGACCGATTCAAACTGGCCATCGGTGATCTGGCGGGCCCAACCCACCACATCCTGGTCACGGTCAACAGTGAGGGTGGCGATCACGCCATCAGCCCGCACCAGGAACAGAATTGACTCAGGCTCTTGCTGGTAGGCCATGTCGACGATGCCGGTCTCTGTGGCGTGCTCAGACAATACGGACATGTCCGGCGCACCGTAGGCGTCGGAGTCGTACTTGTAGGCCATAGCGCGCAGCTTGCGGCCTGCCCGCTGCATGAAATACAGCTCGTTACCGATCCGGACAGGCTTGACGTTGTTGCAGCCATAAACCGATTGGTTCTTGACCTGGATGTTCGTGGGGGTGATTGGCTTCTCAACGCCACCGGTGAGGCTGAACTCGCCGCCGTAGGTCAATGCAATCAATGCCTTGATCTGGGCCATGTGGGTGATTGGGTTGATCTGGTCGCTCGACACGGTAAACGACATGGCGTCGTCATCCTTGGTGCCAAGCTCGAAGTTCAAGTACTCACCGGTGCGTGATTCCCAGATGGTCTGCGGGTAGGCCGGCGAGCCAGCAGCAGCCAGGCGCTGTTCGTGCAAAGTGCCGGTGGATGGGTAACCATCAATGTCATTCCACACCGGCCCTTCCACTGACCAGGCATTGGCCGGCGATGCGACGGCCGAGGTGAGCGCAGCACGCACAATACCGGACACTACGGTGGAACTGGTGACTGCCTGAATTTCAACCAGGCCGCTGTTGATCTTCACGAAGTTACCCAGGTTCTCACTGCGCCATCCTGCGGCACCCAGCGTCAGGCTGATGACAACGCCCACGCTGCCGACAGCGCTTGGAGTTAGGTTTGTTTGAGGGGATCCTTTGATAGACCACGAGGTCATTGGTGTGACCGGGAATGCAGTGATGACCTGCACGGTTGCTACGGTCGCACTGGTCACGCCAGTGATCTTACCGATACCGCCGCCGGACCAAATCTCGCGCCCCACGTCGGCAGTCAGGAATGCGGCGACAGATGATGTGAACGTACGCCCAACGCCAACAGTGATATCGCTGATGGTGGCCGATGTAGTGAGGCTGATCCCCTTTTCATCAAACGGCTTTGTCACGAATGGCGCGGCCGCTAGGCTCCACTGCAGATCCGTGATACGGCGCAACCGGTAGATAGGCACTGCCGTGTTGAAAATGAACATGGTGTCGGCGCCCTGCACGTAATCGATCGTGCTGAGCATTGCCTCGGTGTACGGGCTGACCAGTTCAATCCCGGTATAGGTGCCGTCTGGGTAGAAGATCCGCACGTACAGGTCCCCGAACTCGCACATGTAGGACTGCGACTTGTTGAACACATACGGGATCAGGCGGGAGCGTTTGGCAGGATACTTGGTGGTGGCTGCGTACAGGGTGCCGTCGCGCCGCGTGCAGCCGCCGTGCACAAGGGGCCAGGCGTTTTGGATGATCTCGGCGCCGTTCTGGTACCGGGCAATATCGACCCGTCCCAGCATGCGCGGGGAAAGCTCGCCGGCGGTGAAGTTGGTTTGGTTGATCGTCAGGCGGGCCATTATCCGTTCGCCCCAAATCGAGAGCCATACAGACGTTCATCGCCGAGGGTCTGCGGCGGATCCTCTTGGCCGTCAACGGCGCGGGCGACCTTCTTGGCCATGGATAGTTTTTGCTCGAAGGTGGACTGCAATGCTGCTGACTGGGTGATCGGGTAAGCCATCGCACAAGCCATGGCCAGGGTGAGAAGGCCCACCAGACTGGCATCCCAGGTGTTTTCTACTTCGTTCAGGCACACGTAGCGCAGTTCGACCGATGTGGCGTCGGCGAGGATGCTTCGACCCTCGACCAAGTAATCAATCTGGATGCCGGCTTGCCCAACCTCCAGCACGCGCAGGAAGTCCGCCGGCAATTCAAACTGGTTGGCGTAGCCGAATGCTGGCGGCGTCGCGTCAGGCGCCAACAGCACGCGCTTGATGGTGCAGTTCCATGGATGGGTGCGCAGCAGGTCATCACGGATCGTCGGATACAGGTTCGCCGCCAGCTTCGCCCGGTCAACCGGCTCATTGAAGTCGTTGATGGTCTGGGCTCCCAGCATCAACAGGGCGTTGGAGCAGATCGAAACGCCGGTCGCCATGCTCATGTAAAACCTCCAGATAAAAAGACCGGGGCACAGGGCCCCGGTAAAGTTTTTGCCTTCCTTGGCGGCCCGTGAATCAGTTCTGGCCGGCGTATACCGCGACCAGGGTGATGACCTGGCCAGCCAGCAAGGTCGCACCAGCCACTACGGAGCGCAGCTCGCTGGTGTCGGTTGCATCGCCAGGCTTAACCACGGTCACTTCGGCAAGTGCACCACTGGCGAACTGTGCTTCGGCCGGCAGCTTGGCAGCGGATGCAACAGACGAAGCGGCCATGTAGCGAGCAGGCGTAACGGGATCACCCAAGTTGAGGGTCGAGGACGCAGTACCAGCCGCGCAGTAGATGGCGGTACCAGGCATCAGGCGCGCACCGAATGGCAGATAGCCCCACGAAATAATGTCGCCGATGGCCTGCCCACCCACTGGAACGGTGTAGGTGCTGATGAATACCTGGAGGTCACCACCTTGAAGGTTAGGTTTGACCAGGGTTTGCGGGTAAGCCACTCGGGCTGCCGCGAGACTTGCGAGAACGGTTGCCATGATTAAAGCTCCTGAATCAATGAGTTGGGTTGCGAAGCGCCTGGCTTATGGCTCAAGGCAAGCAATCTCCACCACTTTCTCTTCTTCGACCCGGACGGCGCCGATAGACATCTTGGCGTAGATGCGAACGTTGAAGCCCTTACCTGGATCTTCACCAACCTTGGTCATGATGTCCGCGCCTTTGCCCAGGGTTACGCCGGACTTGGCGTAGGCGTACAGGAAGCGAGTGGTTGAGACCTTCGGGCAACGCTCGGTAGGGATCCAGTTGAAGCCCATCCACTTGCCGCGCACGCTGCCAGACATGAGGAACTGGCCGGCCATCCAGTCCTGACTGGTCAACGTGGTATCGGCCAGGATTGCAGCCGCTGCGCCAGCGCTGTAGAGCATGTACAGCTCTTCGCCCGCTTCCTCGTCCGCCTCGTTGGTGCGGAACAGGGTTTTAGCCTGGATGATCTTGGCCTTGGTCAAGCCGGTACCGCCCACGGCGATCTTCTGCGTGGTTGGCAGGATGATGCTGCCGGTGGTGGCCCGGGAGTTACCGCCCAACGAACTGATGATTACGTCGTCTTTGGCACGGTTCAGCGATGCAACCATGGCTTTGACGTAGTCCGACGTTGGGTCAACCAACATGCGGATCTTGTCTTGGTCGTCGACCATGTCGCCGTCTTCCCAGTCGTACAGGTCGACAAAGCGGGTCGAGTGCGGTTGATCGTTGATCGGGGTGTCGCCATGGCGCTGGGTGCGACGGGTTGCGGTGCGCTGACCCAGACGGTTGATGGACTTGGACATACCGACGATATTCGGCTCTTGAGCGACGGTGGTCTCAAGACGCGACGTGGACTGTTGGGCAACGTGGCGGAAGTTGTCAGCGAACTGCTGGACAAACGCCTCGGTAATTTGCTGGGACATAAGATGCACTCCAATGCAGATAAGGGATTGCCTGCCGGTTGTCCGCATCGCGGGCCGGGATTACCTGGCGTGCATCGGCTTTGCTGCGCCTCGGGGCTTTCCGGTTGTCTGCATGCCATCGCAGGCCGGCCCATTGCTGGGATGCCTGCGATGTTTGTGCATGGGGGGTGTCGGTTTCCCGACTATTTGAAGCGGGGCGTTAGAAGCGAGTCTTCGGCTTGTTGTACTTCTGGTCGTACATCGCATCCAGTTGAGCCTGAACGCCTGGGCGTTTCGGATCATGCGCGGGCAAGGCCTGTAACTGGCTGCGCAACTCTGCTGCCTTGACGGCGAAGTCCGCTTCGCTGACCTGGGCACCGCCGTTGATGGCACTGTCTTCCCTGAGTTCCTTGCCGATGTTGGCGGTGAACGCGATGAAGTCAGGGTCGTTGCCGTACTTGGCTTGGAGCGCGGCAAAGTTGCCCGGCTTACCTGGCTCGCTGGCGAACGCCTCGGCAGCACGGTAAGAGGCGCGCACGTTCTGGGCCATAGCCTGCTCATCACCCCATACGGCCTTGAGAGCTGCGGCGCAGTCCTGGGTACTGAGTTGCACACCGCCCTCGACCAGACCTGGCGCCGCTTTCATGTACTCGCCGATAACGTACTGCACCTGATCATTGGTCAGGCCCTTTGCATGGGCGCCCTTCAAGAACGATTGAGTGTCCGGATCGGCCTTGAATTCATCCCAATCGAAACCCTCTACGCCCTCCAGCTTGACCGCGTATTCATCGGCAGTCTTGGGCGGAACGTCACCGGACCCCAAGCGGGTTTCAAGGTGCTTGTAGGACTCGGCCAGCTTGCGGCTTGACTGATCCAGGTCGAGCGACCCATCTTCCTTGACCACGCGGTACTTCTCGGGGATGAAGTCGGCGGTGTTGGCGCCACTGTCCAGCACAGAGCCGGTGGGCGCGGTGGCTGTGGTTGGCGCCGCCGGCGTAGATGGGTCGCCGCCCTCGCCAGCTTCGGCCATGAAAAAATGGCCCAGTCGGCCATGGATAAACATGTTCATCGTTATTCCTCTTGATCGTTGGGGTCGGCTTGGACGCCGTTGGCGCGGTTGATGCGGTTAACAACGTGGTCCAGGACTTCACGGGCCCCGGCTTGCTTGTACGTGGTGAGGATGGCGTCGATGCCGCCTACGGTGCATGCGTTCTTGGCAAAGCGCCGAACCAGCAGTTCCAGCACGATGCGACCCTCGTGGTGATCCTCAAACACGCGCTTGAACATGTCGTCGGTCTGCTCTGGGGTCAGGTTCATGCTGCAGCTCCCTGTTTTTTCAATGCGGCGTCACCAGCCTGCTGCGCCAGCATTTGCTGCTGCGCCTGCTGCTGCTGTTCCTGCTGAGCCTGGGCGCGGTCCTGGCGGATCTTGTCCCGATCGGCAGAGCTGCGGATGATCGAACCAGGTACGCCCAGGGCCTCGCCTTTGAAGCGCTGTGCCTCGTCCATGTCGATGTTGTCCATAACGGTTGGATCGGATGCAGCGACAACCAGCGCGCCATTGATGAACGTGTCGATTGCGGACACTTCTTCCAGCTTCTGCGACCTGGCCAGCGGCGACAGGTAACGCACGGTGAAGTTGCGGCCTGCCAGGGATTCCGGGGCCTGGCCCAATACGCCCGCGCGGTAGGCGATGCCGAAACACCGCTCAATCATGGGTTGCAGGTACTCGGTTTGCAGTCGGCCATACACCGGGCCCAGCAGTTGGCGGATCAGGTTCACCCGTACGTGCACCTCAGTGGCGGTCATCGCCGGGCCGTCCTGGGCCTGGAGCTGATCGGCCATCAGGATCTTGCGGATAGAGCCCTGCAAGCGCTGGATTTTGGTCTCGGCGTACTGGAAGTTGGAGCCGCTTTGCAGGGGCTTCATGCTGTCGACGCTGTTGGCCACGATGATCTTGCGCGGCCCGACCTTGACGGTGCGCGGATTCAGCACGCCGTCATCCTCGGCAATCCACATGCCGGCAATGGCCAGGTCGCCGGCCGCCAGGTCCATCCGGCACAGCTCGTTCAAGGTGCGGGCGTCCGGCAAGGCATCGAACACCGGACCCACGGCGTACACGCTGTCAGGGATCATCATCCAACGCGGCACGACAACAGGCATTTCGTGGTAGCCCGACTCGCTCACCAGTTGCTTGGCCTTCACCTCGACCTTGCACGATGCGACGGCCATGTTCTTCGCCAGGCGCGCGCCGACCATATGCGTGGTGCGCGGGTAGATGGCGTGGACAAATTCGACCATTTCCTGTGGCTTGTCCTTGGCCAGCTTGCGTGTGGAATCGCTCAAGTTCTCTTCGCCGAACTCGTTTACGGCCTGCTCGGCGGTGAGCTTGTACTCCCTATACACGGTGTCGATCTTGCCGCCGGCCTTGGATGCGGACGCGTACACGCTCGCAATGGGCCACAGATCGAAGGTGAAGCCGCCCTTCTCCTTGTCCTGGTCGATGTACAGGGCAAACCATCCAGCGCACACAACGTCGATAAGCCCCTCAAAGGCGGCTGCGTCGAAGTTGGATGCGTGGATGTTCTGCCACAGGATGTCCGCCGAATCGTCCAACCACCGACGCTCATCCTCGCTTTCCTGGCCAACGTCCATGCCGAACCACAGCGAGTTGGCCGGGGTCAGGCCCGACATGATCCCAGACGACAGAATCCGTGCCGCGTCTGTGGTGGTGCCGTCGATCATCCTGGCCTTGCGCATCTGCGCCTCCATGGCCGTGATCTGCTCAGTGCAAAAGCCACTACCCCGGATCGGGTAGCTGTGGTCGTAACAGTCGCGCCAGGTCTGCTCGTGCGGCGAGCGCAGCGACTTCAGGGTGCTCAACGTTTTGCAGATCTGGGATGCGTTCATTGTCCGAGGGTGCTCTTGCCTTGAGAGAGAACAGACCCAGTAGCGGAGCCCTGGGCGCCAGAGGTCAGCAGGCTGCTGTCTGCCTTGCGCTTCTTGCGGGTGGCGGTTTCTTCGTTGGCCTTCACAGCCGCGGCGTCGGCGGCCTTCTGGGCTTCGATTGCCGGATCTGGCGTAGCAACTACTTTCGGGGCTTTCGGCTTACTTCCCATGTCGTTACTCCTTCACCGGAGGAACAGGACACAGCCAGCCTTCATCGGTCAGCACGGGTTGCTTGATCGTGGCCGGGTCGATGCTGGTGGTGGTTGGGGTCGAAGGCTTCGCCTCATTGATGCGCTGCGGGTCCAGCACCAGGGGCTCGCCGCCGGCGCTCAGGCGTTCAACTTCGGCCAGGGCTTCGTCCTTGGTGCCGGTGAAGTCGCCGATCTTCACGTCTTTGCCGTCCACCTGCGGGGCGTTGGCATCAATCACGACCCAACGGCCACCTCCGTTGTGCTTGGCGGTGAAGTCGGGAACTGCTGGTGCCTGGGCGCTGGTATCCGGGCTGTCGGTGCTGTTGGTGGTGCTGATAGCGTTGGCGAGCGGATCGCCCGGGGTTTGTACCGTTAATTCTGGGGCTGGCATGGTCTTCTCCTGGCATGCAACGCCCGGCACTTGGCCGGGCGATGGGGTTACTCGGCGTCGGCGGCTTTTGCTGCGGCACCCAGCGGAGGCTCAACAACTGGTGGCGGGGTTTTCAGCAGCTCTTTGGCATAAGCGACCATGTCTTCGGAAATTGAGCTGATCGCCATTTGAAGCGGGTAGACGTTGACCAACTGGGTGCGTTGGTTGAGCAGGCCGACGGCCTCGAGCAGATCCAGCGCGCGTTCCAAATCGAGCTGATCGACCTGGCGAATGGTTGTTACGGTCATGGGTGTAGCCCTCGGGTTGATGGGGAATCAACGAATTGAGGGCCAAGGATCGGGCGGGAGGGCTGTCGGGTTCCCGACTATTTGCGAGGGGGGCAGGCGGTGTTGACCCAATCAATCAGGCCGTTCAAGGCGATGATGGCTTCGTCTCCGTCGTTGGCGATGGCGACAATTCGTTGACCAGCCGCTGGGTCAAGTTCGGCGCGCGCTTCTGCATCATCCACGCGGCCGGCACTTGGTCCGGTACGCACGACGGGGCACTTGGCTGGGACTGACAGCCGCTGAGTGCCAGTGCCAACGCGAGCAAGCAGGGCTTTGTTCTGGACTTGAGCATCGGTAAGCACCTTCGTGTTGTCAGTGTCGAGCTGGGCCAGCAGCTTCTGGGTGGTCTTGCGTGAAGCGTTAGCGCTCTCCAGCACGCCTACACGCTCCGTTGCGGTGTCCAGGCTTGTGCTGATGTGGTCAAGACGCCAGAGCGCCAGCATAAGCGCCATGGCAAGCCCTGCAACGAGATAGCGAGCCACGGCGCCCATGGTCAGGGCTCGGCGTGCAATTGCTGTTTGAGCGCATAACCCATCAGCGGCCAGACCTTTTGCACCGCATTGTCACGGGCGATCTTGCGACCGATCTCGGCATTGAAGTTGGCCGGGCTGGCACACGCGCTCTCGCCAGTGACGGTGAAGCCGTTGCGCAGGACCAATACGCAGAAGGTCAGCAGGTCCAACGAATTGGCTTCTTCAACCAGGCCGAAGCCAGAAGCTGCGAACTCTCCGCGCACTCCATCCTTCGCAGTGAAGTAGTGTTCGCTGGCGATGTTGGCCTGCAGGTCTGCCGGAGTGACGCGCGGTGCGGTCAGGCCTTTGGCTTGAATCTCTTGCTCAATCGATTTGTCGTTCACGGGTGTTACCTCTGCGGTTGGGGGATTACTGCGCAGCCATGCACTTGGCATGGCGTTCAAGCTGGCGAGCCCAGACGCCCCAGCACCGCTTGTTGCCCGGTGTAGAGCAGTCGAAGCCCGCGGCAAAGCGGTACTTGAGCAGGTCGTGGCAGGCCTGGGCGTAGTTGCCGGCCAGCAGGTCACGGCGCGGGGAGCCGTTGCGCCAGGTGCCAATGCCGTACTGCCCAACAAAGTCCATGTACACATCGAACTCATCCTGGTGGAGCTTTACGCCTGGGAGGGACGCGGCGAATTGCTTCTCGGCCTGGCTGTTCAGGTTGCGGGCCAGGACCTCGGCGCGCTGCGGGGTGATGGTGTCGCCCATGCGCACTGGCGTGCCGTCCTCGTAGCGAGTGGAGCCGTGCCCGATGGTGGGAACGTCGCCCTTGGTGGGGATGACGGCGGTGGTGGTCAGGCCTTCACTGGCCTGCCAGGTGGCGAAGCCGGCGGCGCTGATGCTGAGCAGGCCCACGGCGACGCGCTTGCGCAGTTCGGGGCTCATAGCTTGCACTGGTCTTTGATGGCCTGTAGCCGCGCGGCGCTCTCGGCATGCTCACGGCGATCCCTGCGAACCTGGAAATACGTGCTGATCAACAGACCCAGCACTGCCACAACCACACCAGCGATACCAATCCAGTTGACCTGGGACAGCCAGCCAAACAGGCCAGTAGCACCACCGGCAATCAGCCCCTTGTTGGCAACCGATATGCCCACTGCCTCTACGATGTTCTCGTGCGCCTGGTTGGCCATGCGTTCACTCCTAACTGGCGCCGTCATGGTTGGCCTCCAGGGTCAAAAAAAAGCCCAGCGCGGGTGGCTGGGCTGCGATGACCGTAAGAGTCGTCGGGGTCAGGTGTCGGAATCCCGACTATTTCGTGAGCAGGTAGCCCGCCCAGGTAGCGAACAAGAGCACGCATGACGCCACCCATGCGCAATAGGCCATCTTTTGCGTGCGCTTTAGCCTGCTCACGCGGTCGAGTTGATTCACGACCGCGCCGCCTGCCAGCACACCCAGAACTCTTGGGTCTGTTTGCTGACGTACTTGCCGTCGCGCTGGTCGATGTTCAGCAGTCGCGCTTGTGCGAACTGGTGTTCGAACCGTTCCCGCTCGGTACCTTCGAACGTTTCGTGGTTGTCGTGCTGGTTGTCTTCGTGGCTCATGTCTAACCCTCATGCTTTCGAGTGATAAGCCCACCAGTCACCAATCGCGACCATGGGCAGCTTTGAACGATCCCAGCCAGTGGCCTGGACCCAGAACAACACAAGGCGCTCCCCCTCGGTGTAGCGAGGTTCGGCGCCCTGCTTCCAACCCAGCAGCGTGCTGCGCGGCACAGCAATGGCATCAGCCACCGACTGCGGTGAGTAGCCGGCACGCGAAAGCCCGGTGATCACCGTGAACCAATCCACGCGCTGTTCGGCCAGGGCGAGCATGGCTACTGCTCCGAACTCTGCAGGCTGAATCCTTCACGCAGCAGATACCGCCGGATAGCTTCACTGCACATGGCCTGTATCCGATCAAGCGCACCCTGAACCTCTGGTGGGTAACTGGTTTCAATGGAGACGTGCCCTTCATGCCGGGTCACCGTCATGGTTGGCACCGTCAGGCTCAGGATGGTGAGCATCTGCGCCATGTACGGCTCTGCGATCCTGTTCACCTCGGCTCGGGCTGCCATCTGCTGCGCGATTGTCTTTGGAATGGCCTGGGTAGCGTTCATGCATCACCCCAAAACGCGCACGCGCGCGAGCCAGAGTGAGTTCCGGCGCCCCACCCACACCCTTTCCGTATCTGCTTATCCATTTCGGATATAACCGCCGTGAATTCCATAACCGGATTCTCGGATTCGTCGAAGTGGAACGGATGCACAGCCCTGCGCAACCCCAGCAACATTTCCGGCTCGCCGGGTGCCGACAGGTCCACGTCGACGCCGATCATCACCCAGCCGTCGTTCAGCTTGCGGCAGGACCACTTGAGCAAAGGATTCACAGGCATATCGCACCCCCAGTGCGCAGATACAGATTCACCCCCAGCATCACCAGGGTTCCGAGTGCTGCAGCAGCGATGATCAGCAGGCGGCTCATGAGCTCTCCCCCACCAGCGGCACGACACGCACGGTTACGCCTGGCGTTGCGCTGAAGCGCTTGCTCAGCGAGACGTTGACCACCTGGACGTCATCCTTGAACACGATGCCGTTGATGCCGTCGCAGATCGCCTTGAGCACGTTGTCGGCGTCGGGCTTCTTGGTCGGCATGACATCGCCGGCGAGCGCTGCAGCAGATTTCTTCTTGGACCAAGACGCAGCTACGGCCACGCGTATGGCCAGTTCCATCATCACAGGCCCGGCGATCAGTTCACGGCCGTCCATGGCCTGCTGTGCTGCCATGGCGATCAGGGTTTCGTAGTTGGCGGTTTTCTTGGGCGTGAACATGCGGGCGTGCCCGTCGATGGTGGATACACGCGGACGGCCTTTGCCGACGGCCTCACCTGGCACGAAGAACGACACGGGCTTGAGGTCAGACATTGGCGTCTCTCCGAATGCCGAGGGTTGCCAGCAGCTGTGCGCGGCACGCTTTTGGATCTTTTGGAATTGCGAGGGTGTCGACGATGCGGTCAGCTTCCTGGCGGGAGTACTCCAGCTGGACCTGCTCGCGCGGACGCATGCTGTCGTGACCAATGCCCTTGGCGATTCGCCCTTCCAGCGGCTGACCCGTCTGTGCACGGCGCATGACGATGGCGTAGTTGCGTTCGAAGCGCTGGAACAACGGCTTGTCGCTGTGGTTCGCTGCTCGCAGGTCGAACGTGCTGGTGGCTTCGGCAGCAACCTTGACGGCCTTGTGCGTGTAGCTTCCGCGCAGGGCTTCGTCCCATGCCTGCTGGATGCACGGCAGATCATCAACGCGCTTGCACAGCTCCATGAAATCGCTTGGCGATGGTGGGAACTTGCACTCCAGCACCATGCGCTGCAGGCCACGGTCTACGGCTTCGTCGCCCAGCTCTTGGATGGCCAACATCCACACGCGGCGGGCCAGGGTTTCTGCGCGCTTGTCGCCATAGTGCTTTTCGTACCAAGCCGGGAACGAGATTTTCAGCGTGGTGAACACTCGGCGTACTGCACTGCGTGCGCCCTGGTCCAACGGGGTGACGTTCTCGGCGGTCAGCTCACCAGTTGTCGTCGGTGAGGATGTCGTGAGCGTTGCGCGTGCGGCCTGGAGCATTTCGTCTACCGGTTTCATTGGGTGTTCCCCCGTTGGCTTGCTGGGTGCGGACTTGGCGTTTCAGTTGCTGGGCGAGCGCGTGCTCCCACTGGGCCTGGGTTTTCAGGTCGTCGGGCCTGCTGATCCAGTACGAGCGGAATTCAAGAAGCTGGTCGGCTTCGAAGGTTTGGTTTGCCATGCCATTGCGGAACAGGACGGCGGTGAACGTGGTTGGGTCGGGTTCCCAGGCGTCGTGAAGCGAGAATTTCGACTGCGCGGTATGTGTGTGTAGCTTTTGATCTTCTCTTCTCTTATCTAATCTGTCGTGACTTTGCGTGACACTGCGTGACGCATCGTGACAACCGTCATTTTCAGCCTGTTGCTTCTTGCGCTCCCGCTCATCACGCTTCCGCTGTCTCGCCGATTTTGGCCCGTATTCATTGGTTCCGGCGTCCTCGCGCTTTGGCTGGCGCGACTCCCAACCTGATACAAGATCTCCGTCTAGCACGCGCCCCTGCATGGCAGTCAAAACAGATTCGATATGCTGAATGTCAACGTCTAGAGCAGTGGAAATGCCCTCTACAAAATTGATTTCGTGACATGTCACAGATGTCACGTTTGTCACGTTTTCGCGTGACATGTCGTGACATGTGATGCCGTCGACGTGACCACGATCAGGGTTTGAGGAAGCCATCACGAGCAAATGGCAATAGATGGCCATCACCTCAGATATAGGGCGTCCAGATACGCGGGCAATCGTCCTCCACTTGGGATCATTGGGCATGTCGTGCCAGAGCCTGAGCCAATCCACGGCTATTCCTCCTGCAACTGGTCGACGTTCTGGATCAGATCCATGTACCGCTTTGCCTGGTGCAGAAGGGTCTCAATGTCCCGCTTGTCGAAGCACTGCATAGCCTTGGGCACAACTTTCAGATCGAGCACCGCCAGGATCTGGCAGAACTGCTCAAACTTCTCCGGCTTCATCCGACTGATCGTTGCTTCATCGCAACCGACTGCAAGCGCCACCGGCGCATTGCCGACAGATGCAAGCGCCTGCATGAGAACGACGTAGTTCCTGCGGGCCCTTGCGGTCTGCTCTTGGCTTAATGGGCTCGTCGACATGATCAGGCCGCCGACTTGGAGGCTTCCGCCTCTTTGTGCATGGCTTCAATAGCCTTACCGGTTTCGTAGCCAATGCCGGCGCCCTTACTGGCGCGGTGGATGGTTGGCTGGGTTGTGCCGGCTTTTTTGGCAATTGCTGCCTGGGAAAAGCCCCAGCCGGCAAGGTCTGCAAGCATTTTCTGAATGGTCATATTGGATCACCAATGCGTTTACGTATTGGTGATGATACGCAAGCGGATTGATCGCTGCAATAGACTCCTTTTTAATACGTTTTCTTATTGGGTAATTTGATGAAGATTGGCGAAAGACTTGCTACGGAAATGGAACGCCTGGGCTTGTCGGAGGGCGAGCTTGGCAGGCGCTCAGGCGTCAATCAGCCAACTATTCACCGAATCATTACCGGTGACTCCAAGAACCCGCGTCAGGACAACGTGGAGAAGATCGCTAAGGCGCTTGGCGTGACTTCGGACTGGTTATGGCGTGGTGGCGAGCGCGAGAAAGGATCGAACGTAATTGCGGCGAACTTTGCGGCCAAGGCAAAGGGCGATATCGACATCCCTCAATATGACGTGGTGGGATCTATGGGACCAGGGCAGGTAGCACCCAGCGACTACATTGAAACAATCAAAAATATCACCGTTAGAACGGAATACCTGCGCGAGCAGGGAGTCAGCTACAGTCGAGCTGAAAACCTTGCAGTCGTTACGGGCTTTGGTGAAAGCATGGAAAAGACCTTCACCAGTGGTGATCCGCTGATCATCGACAAGGGCGTCAACGAAGTAGTGGTCGATGGCGTCTACCTGTTCTCGCTGGATGGTGTGTTGTACATCAAGCGCCTGCAGCGGTTACCGAAGATGATCCGCATGATTTCCGATAACGATGCGTTCCCTCCTTATGACATCAAGGGCGCAGAGCTGGACCTGTTGCGCATTCATGCTCGAGTACTGCTGGCCTGGAACTCAAGGAAGCTGTGATATGGAGCTATTACGAAGCCTAAAAACACCCGTCAATAGGATCGGTTTCACGCTACTGGTCGCTGGCACCATATCCTTGCTGATATCTGTTTTTTGGTTCTATCAGTGGCGCGGCAGCTCTTACCAGGGCTTCTGGGAGTATGCTTTTATTCAGCGCACGACTAAATCATGGCAGTTCATGGCCAAGGCCGGTGCGGGCGCCGTGATCATTGGTGCGTGGCTTGCCTGGCTTTATCAGCCCACCATCGGGCGCTTACTGTCCTGGATAAAAGGGGCTAATTCATGAAAATTCTGCTGATTGCGCTTTCGGCATTTTTACTCACTGCTTGTGCTACGCAAGCCGATCTGGTGTCGATGACATCCGCATCTATCGGCTGCCCGAAAGCAGAAACACAAATCAAAGATCAGGACATGGGGTGGACTGCCTACAACTGGACTGCCACCTGCCGAGGTAAAACGTTCTACTGCACGAACTCTGATATTTCCGGCTTCGTCTGCTCCCGAGAGCTGAAGCCCGAGTAAATCCGAACATGAGTACCGAGCCCGCCACTGAGCGGGCTTTTTTACGCCCGGAGAAAAATCAATTCATTTTCGTATTGACTCAATCAATCCGTTTTCGTATTGTTCGCACATCGCAGCAATACGCGAACCGCTCTTTAGTCCCACCGCAACACCACAGGCAAGCGATGGACCGGCCTCAACGGTCCAGAGGGATGGCAACTGTCCCAGGGTGCGCAGCGCAAAGCCCCGAATCAGTTTTCCAGCGGACAGGGTCGCGGCTGGGTGTTGGGCCCCGAAGGCTCCCGAGAAAGTAATCGCCCAGTCCGCAGGTGGCGTGTAACAGCGGCCAGTAACACCGGAACCTTTCACTGATGCACCTGGCGACGGGTGCATTGGGAAAACAACCGGAGCAACAGCCCATGCTTACCCATTCGGAAACTCACGACACCGCGCGCCATGCGCTGGCCACCTACATCAAGAATTGCGGCTGCACCAGCAATGGAGAAGTCGCCTGCGCGTTAGCCGCAATGCTCGGCACTGTCGCCAAGCTCGCCATCGATGCGCAAGACAAAGAAACCTCGCTTGAAATGCTCCGCGCGGTTTCGGAGCTGATTGCGAAGCCTGAAACACGGAACAACACCGGCATCGAGCTGGTGCTGCGCCAGCGTCACTGACCCAACCGCCACACTCTGGAGGCGACCATGGAACACGAAATAGTTGTTGAGGGGTTTGTCCTCCAGGTGGAGGTGGCCCATTGCGTGAATGAACCGCCCTGCCCTGGCAGCTGGAACAGCGATTGGGATGCCCAGGGCGAACGGGAACTGGAATTCAACCTGGTGTCGGGCATCTGCTACGACGAAGACGGGGTTCGGATGGATGTGCCGGACTATCAATTGCCAGTGCTGGCCCACCAGTACGGGCCTCAGATCACTTTGGCGCTCTGGCATGAAATCGACGCCCGCAATCGCCGGCAAGGGAGGTGGGCAGCATGAGCCGCGCACACCAAACAGCCCTGGACATGATCGATTCACGGTTTGCGCTGCTGCGGGATGGCAACACGTCCGCGCAGTTGCACGCTGAAACGTCCATGGCCATTGAAATGGCCCACGCCCTGGGCGCGATCGATATCGAGGAGCACCGGCACTACGTGGCCCGTCAGGATCGAATCATTGAGCGCCAGCACGAAGAGCTGATGCAGAAGCTGGAGTCGTACCGCCAATGACCATCATCTGCCGAACCGTTAACGAACTCAGAGACGCCCTGCAATCGCAGGGCTTTTTTCTGGTCACCGATCTACCCCGCCCGCTGCGCATTGAAGTTCGCCGGGGCATGTTGGTTGCGAGGTTTGTATGAAAAATCTTCCCCAACTGGGCTCGACAGTCCGCATCGTCAGCATCGGCCTGCCAGTCTGGCCAGAGGCTGAAAAGTTCTTCGGCGCCGACTGCACGTTGTGCGCGGTGTTCATGACTGGTGATACGCAGATGGTTGCGGTCGAGCATCAGGCTGACGCGGTGTGCTGCTGCTTTGTCGCCGATATGGTGCGTACGCCCAAGCAGATCGAGCAGGACAAGCGCATCGCAGAAATCGAAGCGCTCGCGGATGAACTTGCGGGATATGAGGGCATCGATGGCGTGCGGGCGCGCCATCACAATCTGGCGCTACACCTAGTGGATCAGGGATACCGCAAGCAGGATTCACCATGACCACCCGCCAGCGTGACCGGCGGCGCGCCATCCGCTGGACCTCGGCAATCGTTGGCCTGACCTTCCTCACCATCGTTCTCTTGGGCCCCGCCATCGGCGGCCTGATCACTCAATAGGTAAACACCATGCCAATCGATCCTCGGGCAAACGCCCCCGAGCGCATTGCTGCACCTGCGCCGCTGCCTCACGTCAGCCGCCGTGCACTCAAACGCGTGAAAAACCCACTGCCTGTTCCGACCATCTGCCGCTACTGCGGTGGCTGCGTGGAGCTGGTTAGCAACTCCGAAATCTACAATGGCCGGGAATACGGGGATTGGCCATATGCCTACCTCTGCACCGACTGCAAAGCCTACGTAGGCCTGCACCCGGACACGGACATCCCGCTGGGCACGCTGGCGGCGCTGCAACTGCGCAAGGACCGGAACACGGCCAAAGACGCGTTCCACCGGGTGAAAGAGCAGCGCGGGTTCAGCCGGTCACTGGCCTATCAGTGGTTGGCCGGAAAAATGGGCATCACGGTTGATGTCTGCCACTTCGGGTGGTTCGACCAGGATGAATGCGCGCTGGCGCTAGCGCTTTGCTCGCAGGACCTGGAAGGCAGCACCGGCATGGCCCAGGCATTTAAAAACGCGAGGAAAAGAGCATGACCATCAAAGAAACCGGCGGCCCGGCGTTTCCGTGCTCAGAAAACGGCACGTCCCACACGATCGCCATGGCCGTAATGCTCCAGCTTCCCGAAACCGCAAGCACAGAGGAAAAGGACAAGGTCTATATCCAGACCAAGGCCAACGCTATGCAGGGCATGAGCCTGCGCGACTACTTCGCGGCACAGGCACTGCCTGTCGCATGGCATGCCGAAAGCAACTGGTATTTCGAGGGCAAAGACTGGGGCGACACAAACCAGAAAGTTGCCACAGCTGCCTACCAAATCGCCGACGCAATGTTGGCCGCCCGCTCCGCTTAACTCCTTTCCCCTAAATACCCTCAATGCTGCGCACGTCGCAGCAAGGAAACTCTTGTGTCCGAATTAGCCATCAAGCCCACGTTCAGCCTGGCGCCGCAAAACATCGATGAGGCGTTGAAGTTCGCCGACTTCCTCGCGGCCTCCGACATTGTCCCGAAAGACTTTCAGAAAAAGCCCGCCAACATCCTGGTGGCCGTGCAATGGGGCATGGAACTGGGCCTGCAGCCCATGCAAGCCATGCAAAGCATCGCGGTCATCAACGGGCGCCCGTCGCTCTGGGGTGACGCGGTCATCGCCCTGGTGCGCAGCTCGCCGCTGTGTGAATACGTGTACGAGACCGACGACGGCGAGACGGCTTCCTGCCGGGTGAAGCGTGTCGGCGAAGACGAGCAGACCCGCACGTTCAGCATGACAGACGCCCAGCAGGCCGGCCTCAAGGGCAAGCAAGGCCCATGGGCGCAGTACCCGAAGCGTATGCGCCAGATGCGCGCCCGCTCGTTTGCCCTGCGTGACGTGTTCCCCGACGTGCTGCGCGGTATGCCGATGGCTGAAGAAGTCCAGGACATCCCAACCGAGCGCGAACTAAACCAGTCCCTGCCGCGCAAAACCGAAGAGCCCAAGGTGCTGCCGGCCTACCCGGACAGCAAGCTCGAGGAAAACGCGGAGAAGTGGCGCGGGATGATCGCGCAGAACCGCACCAGCCCCGAACACCTGCTGGTGACCCTTACCAGCAAATACATCGTTACCCCTGAGCAAGAGCAGCGCATTCGCGACCTTGCCCCAATCGAAGGAGAAGCCACCAATGAAAGTGCATAACGTCCAGCAAGGCACGCCGGAATGGCTGGCCCTTCGCGCTAGTCACTTCACCGCTTCGGAGGCGCCCGCGATGATGGGCGCTTCGAAGTTCCAGACCCGCAACGATCTGCTGGCGATGAAAAAGACCGGCATTGTTCCGGACGTCACCCCGCAGCAGCAGGCCGCATTCGACCGTGGCCACGCCACCGAGGAAATGGCGCGCCCCCTGGCCGAGGAAGATATCGGCGAAGAGCTTTACCCAATCGTCGGCACCAGCGGCAACCTGCTCGCCTCGATGGACGGCGCCACGATGCTGGGTGACGTCCTGTTCGAACACAAGCTGTGGAACGAGAAGGTCGCGACGCAGATCCGCGCCGGCGAGCTGGCGCCGCACTACTACTGGCAGCTTGAGCAGCAACTGCTGGTGAGCGGTGCCGAACGCGTGCTGTTCGTCTGTTCCGATGGCACCCGCGACAAGTACGTGAGCATGGAATACACGCCTGTCCCTGGTCGCCGCGAAGAGCTGATCGCCGGTTGGGCCCAGTTCGAACAGGACCTTGGCGAATTCGTGGTCAAGGAAGCCAAGGTCGAGGTGCTTGGCTCTGCACCTGATCAGCTGCCGGCGCTACGCATCGAAGTCGAAGGCATGGTCAAGGCCAGCAACCTGGACGCTTTCAAGGCTCACGCCATGACCGTGTTCGGTGGGATCAACACCGAGCTGGCCACCGACCAGGACTTCGCCGACGCTGAAACCACGGTGAAGTGGTGCAGCGACGTCGAGGACAAGCTCAAGGCTGCAAAAGAACACGCCTTGAGCCAGACCGAAAGCATCGACGCGCTGTTCAAGGCTATCGACGACATTACGGCAGAAGCCAAGCGCGTTCGACTCAATCTGAAAAAGAGCATCGACACCCGCAAGGACAACATCCGCAGTGACATCGTAATCGAGGCGGCGAAGGCCTTGCAGGCGCACGTCGACCAGATCAACGAAACGTTGGGTGGCCGTATCCGCATGCCGAAGATGATGGCGGACTTTGCCGGCGTCATCAAAGGCAAGCGCACCATCGCCAGTCTGAAAGAAGCTGCCGACGCCGAGCTGGCCCGCGCCAAGATCGAGGCCAGCCGCATTGCTGATCTGATTCGGGTGAACCTGAAAAGCCTGAACGAGCTGGCTGTCGACCATAAATTCCTGTTCGCGGATGCTCAAGAGTTGGTCATGAAAGCCAACGATGACCTGGTGGCGCTGATCAAGGTCCGAATCAACGAGCACGAACAACAGCAAACCGAGATCAAGCGCCAGGAAGACGAAAAGGCCCAGCAGCTCGCAGCCCAACAGCAACAGCAGGTCGTTGAGCCAGTTGTTGAGCAGCCAGTGAAAGCCACGGAACAGCCGGCGCAGGTCGCTGCCACACCGATCAAGACGGCTGCAGTAGTTCAGCAGCCCACGGACGATGGCCGACACTTCAAGCTGGGTGACCTGAGCGACCGCCTCGGCTTCGTCGTGTCTGCCAGCTTCATGAGTTCGCTTGGGTTTGAACCTGCTGCCCGTGAGCGCGGCGCAACGCTGTACCGCGAATGCGACTTCTCGCTCATCTGTACCGCCCTGGTCAACCACATCCAGGCAGTACAGGCCCAACTGGCTGCAGCCTGATCATGGCTGCTCAATCCATCCTCGACATCTACGACAGTGTCGAGGAGTTCGCCGGGATCCTGGCCTCCGCTGAGCTGCACGCCAGCGGGGAATGGGAACTGGAATTCGTCGAGAACATCCGCGCCAGCTTCAAGCGTTACGGCGCCCACACCAACCTGAGCCCGGCTCAACAATCGAAGCTTGAGCGCATCGCCAAGCACTGAGGAATGCCCATGAAAGCTGAACACAATGCAATTATCGAACGCGCAAAGCTGGGCGGTTATGAACCGTCCATGATTGCGCATGAACTGCTGGTGCATGACCTGGTGCAGGCCGCGCTGTTTGAATTCCGCAATGTGCGTGCGCCGTTTCACAGCCTGAACGAAGGCCAGCAACAGGAAGTTATCGACCGCGTGACGGAAGCGGCCGAGAAATCGGTATACAACGCGATCAGCATCATCAGCTCCCGCAACGTCGACACTATCCCGGTGACCATCGTTGACGCGAAGTTCAAGGCCAAGGCTATTACGGTCACCGCGGCGATTGATGCCCAAGACCCGAACCGGCACGGCCTGATTGATGTAGCTGGGCGCCTGTGCCTGCTGGTGCTGGCACCGAACGATTACGCCGAGGGCCTGGACGGCATCAAGGCTGAACGCGACCAACCGGACTTGCCGCTGCACGTCAGCGACCTGACCGGCAGCCTGTTCGCCAGTGGCAGCGCCAGCGCGGACGAGCTCGCAAGCTATGACGACAACGTGCCAGAGGGCGAAGATCCTCTGTACAGCGATGCCGTTGTGTTCGTCATCGAATCCCGCCGCCCAAGCATTTCGGCGGTTCAGCGCAAGTTCAAGATCGGCTACAACCGCGCCGCACGCATCCTTGAAGGCATGGAGCAAGTGGGGATCGTTACGGCGATTAACTCCAACGGCGCACGCGAGGTGCTGCGCCCGACGCTGACAACTCCAGCCGGACCAGACGAGCCGGACGGTGAGAGTCTGCTGGGCACCGCCGAAGAGCTTGCCGAGCGCACCGGTGGCGCTGGCAACGCTGGTGCCGACCTTGAAAAGGAGTTCGGCGAGTTCACCTACGACGACGCCAAGCAACTGATCGTGCTCAAGTCCAACAGCAAGGCGTTCAAGGGCCACTGGGTCCAGAGCCGCCTGGCCATCGACAGCGACAAGACGGCAACCCTGCTGCTGCGCTTGCTCGATGACAAGGTGCTTGAAATCGAGACCGAGGGTGAATCTGCGTTTGACCACAGCTTCAAGGTCATCGCCACCCTGGCAGACGTGACTTAACTGGAGGCTGGCAATGCGCAACGTCGAAGTTACAACTCGCGTCTGGATACAGCCATCTGAAGGTGTCCGGGGACATTGGAAACCTACAGAGCCGGTAGCTGCCAAGTTCCACCAGTTCGGTTCGGCCTATGAAGAGTTCGAATCGGGCCCTGGAAACTATTCGGTTGCCATCGTGGAAATGCCAGATGGAACGGTTCAGGCCCTAGCCCTCTCGGACATTCGTTTTCTCGATTAACCAACTATTGCAATACCGCCAGGCGCCTACGGGCGCCTTTCTCTTGCCCAAAGGAAAGTGCCCATGGCCAAGCCAAAGCAACCGCTATACGTGCTGCCCCATGGAATCGAAGTGATCGGGGAATACGCACCAAAGGGGAAGAACAAGTATTGGAGGGTCAGGATCCGACCTCACCAATTTTTCCCGAATGTCCCTGTTGTGTCAGATGGCTGCTACGTCCGACGCAGCCGCGTAGTCCTTTCCGCCAAGATTGGCCGAGCATTGTTGGTGACGGAGATCGCGCACCATATAAACGAAAACAAGGCGGATGACAGCCCAGGCAATCTGGAGATAGAAACTCCTGCCTCGCACAACTCCCATCACAAAAGCGGCGTTACCCACACCGCCGAAGCCAAAGCAAAAACATCTCAATCACTCACCGACTGCTACGCCGCCGGCGCCCGACGTCGCACCCGCGTAATTAGCAGAAACGAAAAAGGACAAATCCTATGCACAATTTAATCTGCATGTTCGACACGGAGACCACGGGCCTGCCGCTGTTCCGCGACCCAAGCGACGATCCGCGCCAGCCGCACCTGGTGGACATCTGCATCCTGGCCTACGACGCCAACGGCACCCTGGTCGATTCCTTCGAAGCGATGGTGCGCCCTGATGGCTGGGTGATCCCTGCCGACGTTACAGCGATCCACGGCATCACCAACGAAATGGTGATGGACTTGGGTATCCCTGAGTCGGAAGCGCTGGACGGCTTCATGGCCATTCACGACCGCGCAGGCCTGCGCATCGCGCACAACATCAACTTTGACGACCGGATCATGCGTATTGCCCTGTCGCGGTACCGGGGTAAGGAGGCGGCCGACGCCTTCAAGGCCACGCCTGGTTACTGCACCTGCCAATCCAGCAAGAACCTGGTGCAGTGCCCCCCCACTGAAAAGATGATCCGTGCGGGCTTCGGTAAACAGTTCAAACAGCCAACCGTGGCCGAGGCCCTGTTGCACTTCACCGGTGAAGAACTGGTCGGTGGCCACCGCGCGCGGCCCGACACCGAAGCCTGCGCCCGCATCTACTTCGCCATGAACCCGCCTGCTCAGGTGGCTTGATTCTGCTGGCGCCCCGCGTGGGCGCCCTTGAGGTGCCCATGAACCTAACAGCATTTAAAGCGCTGGCGGACGCGTTCGACCGTCAGCTCCAGGCGCCCAAGCCTAAATCCAAGCTTCTCCCGCCTGTCCTGGCCAACGAGCCACTGCCCGAACTGGTCATCACCGGCCCCATCAATCGCGTCATGCAGCAGGAGGGCAAGCGGTGGGCCATGGAGTTCGTGCAGGCCCTGGGCGCATCGATCCGACGCGAGCCGGTGCGAACCAAGGCCATTGCCGACCTGACCAGGTACGCCGCGCAGCAACCGGCCAGCGTGGCCAGCGGCGTGAAGATCGTTATCGACTTGTTGAAGGAGGCGGGATGAAAACGACTTCTGAACGCTTGGCAGAATTGGCCATCGCGTACGCACAGCACCGCACGGCCATGTGGGAGAACCACCGAGCGATCAAGGCTATTCACAACGACCAAGATGCCTATGTCGACCTCGGTCCGTTCCGCGACCGCTACTACTCCGGCGAAGTACACGACCTGATTCTGGGTGAGTGCATCGTCTGGCATGGCTGGCTGCATGCCGTGGACACCTGTCGCGAGTGGGACGGAGAGGAGCTCGTCGACATCGAAGATTGCTCGATTCGATCCATGGCGGCGCTGCTGGACGAGCGCAAAGCCATCAAGAGCAACGGCAGCCAGATTCGCAGCCGCTTGCGCATCATCGGGCAGCAACTGATTAAGGAGGCGGGATGACCAGCACCGGCAAACTCACCGCCGAGGTGCTGGAGTTCCTGGCCAAGTGCGACAAGTGCAACAGGCCCCGCAACAGCGGGAACCACGACAAATGCAGCCGGGCGCGCCAGCAAGAGCACGCCAAGCCGCGGGAGAAAGAGTGATGAACACACCACCTAAAGCGCCTTGCCATTCCTGCAATGGCACCGGCATTGATCCAACAGTCGGTTTCCTCGACTGTGAATTCTGCACACCAGCATTTGCGGGCGTATCGCTTTCGGCGCCTGAGCAGCCTGAGCCCACGTGCACCACCTGCAACGAACACGGGGAGATTGGTTGCCTGCGCCCTGACGGGTATGACGGTGAGCGCTATCCGGACTGCAACCCGGCCACGGTCAAGCGTTACCACGTAACCGAGGCCGGCCTTGTGGAAGGCCACGCCCTTGGCAGGCTCAACGTTGTACTGGGCGCCGATCACGATCGGGTAACCGCCGAGCGTGACGCCCTGCAACAGCGCCTGACCGCAGCGGATGAGCGGGCGGATGTGCTGGAGGGGTTGGTTCGTGATGCGCAGAAAGCGTTCAACTACGACCCAGCAGGCAGTTGCTACAACCCCGGCATAGCGTTTGTTAAGCCTTGGTCGATTCGCGCTATTGCCGCACTCAAGCCAGCAGAGGGTGGTGGCGATCACGTCAAGCACTACGAGTGCATCGGCAAGGGCGGCGACTACACCGTTGTTGCAATCGCTAAAGGAGCCGGAATGCTCAAGGGCTTCAACCACTACGTCTACAAGAATGCCGATGGCGTCCACTTCGTGCGTGATCCGGAAGACTTCCTTGCGCGCATGCAGGTTAAGCCATGACCCAACTCCCCGCTTACTGCTGGTGCCTGCTGGCACTGGCACAACTGATTTGCTGAGGTGTTTATGAAAATTGAAGTTCATTGCGAATGGCCAAACGGATCAGAGACTGTCGAGTTTGAAATGGACGATGACAGTTCGCCCGAGGACATCGAGAAAGCTGCTGAAGAGGCTTTTTTCAACACATGCAACTACGGCTGGTCCGTGGACGGAGTTCATCAATGACCATCAACCAAGCGATTGACGGCGTGCTGGTATCGCGTGAGCTGCTGGAGCGCATTATTTCGCACTGCAAGTTCTGGCATGACCACCCATACCTTGAAGCAATACAGGGTATCGACAAAGAGCTGCGCGTCCTGCTGGATTCGACAGCGGAAGCACAGGCGGTGCATGAGGTGCAGTGGAATGGTATTCACGGCCCTGAAGGCTGGAAAGTTGTAGATGCGCCGACCTTTCACCGCTGCACTGGTCGCCTTTGGGATCGCCGCATTAAACACAAGCCAGCCGCCCAGCCCCAGGGCGAGCCGGTGGAGTGGGGAGCACCTAAGACTGTTCGTCAGTTGATCCGCCAGCTAGAAACGCTTGACCAAGACCTTCGCCCGCTGTCGATGCTTCGCGTCCCTGCGAGTGTCTTCGAGGATGGAAAGGAGCGAGTTCGGGCCACGCATCTCAGCTTTTCTCATGAGCGCGTTGATGGGCAATGGCTTGCGCCATTCAAGAGCGACGGCGAGAAGGTTCTGGCGTTCTGGTGTCGAATGGAGCAGCCCGCGCCGGTAGCGGTGGTGATGCCTGAGCGAATGGAAGTACCTTCCGCAGATTGTCCTGAGCGAATCAATGCCCAGGGTTGGAACGCCTGCCTTGACGAGCTGAAACGCCTCAACCCCTCTCTGTAACCCCTCCCCCCATTCAATCAATCCACCCGGCAACGGTGTGGCGAGGCATTCCTATGGCCAATACAAAGCTGGCGCCTGTCCTAGAGACCGCGCCCCGCTTCATCCGGGCGAAACACGCACCTACTTACCTCGGCATGTGCCGGGCAGTTTTCGACGAAACCGTTCGCCCTTACGTCCGCGAATTCCCCATTGGAAAACAGGGCGTTGCCTTCGACCGTCATGAGCTGGACCAGTGGGCAGACGCCTACATCGAGCGCATGGCAATTGAAAAGCAGGCCGATCAGGACAACAATCCGCCCCGCAGTGGGCGCCAAGGAGCAAAACAATGGCGCGAAAAACAATGTCGGGCCTCTACCAGAGGAACGGGATTTGGCACATCGACAAAGTCGTCAGAGGTAGCCGACTTCAAGAAAGCACTGGAGCAAGCGAGAGGGAAGAAGCCGAGCAGTACTTGATTCACCGGCTGGAAAAGCTACGGCAGGAAAAGATCTACGGCGTGCGCGAGGTGCGAACCTGGCGCGCAGCTACCACCAGGTTCCTGGCAGAGTTCAAGGATCAGCCATCGATCGGCCTTTCGGCCTCCCATATCGAACAGCTTGACCCGTACATCGGCGATCTGCCGATCACGCACATCGATGATGGGGCCCTGGCGCAATTTATACGGGACCGGAAAAAGCCGACCAAGACGGCACAGGGAAAGGTCAAGCCAGGCGTATCAAACAGGACGGTCAACATCGCCCTGCAACGAGTCGTCAGGATATTGAACCTGTGTCACCGCAAGTGGCGCGATGCTGAAAAGCGGCCGTGGCTGGAAAGCGTGCCGATGATATCGATGCTCGAGGAGAAGAAGTCGAGCCGCAAGCCCTACCCGATGTCCTGGGAAGAGCAGGCCCTGTTGTTCCCTGAGCTGCCCGACCACCTGTTGAGGATGGCTCTCTATAAGGTGAACACGGGTTGCCGGGAGCAGGAAGTGTGCAAGTTGCGGTGGGATTGGGAAATACGGGTGCCGGACCTGAACACCAGCGTGTTTCTGATACCTGCCGGATTCGGCGGGCGGAGTGAAAAAGCAGGGGTGAAGAACGGCGATGAACGCCTGGTGATCTTGAACAACGTGGCGATGTCCATCATCGATGGCCAGCGCGGCCTGCACAAAGACCTGGTGTTTCCGTATGGGCAACCAGATCAGTTCGGGCCAACGGCGATGCATCGAATGAATGACTCGGCCTGGAAGAAAGCCAGGGTGCGCGCAGCGGACAAGTGGGAGAAGGCCCACCATGCGCCAGCACACCCCGGATTCAGGTCGATCAGGATTCACGACTTGAAGCACACCTTTGGCAGAAGGCTACGTGCAGCGAGCGTGACGGAGGAAGATCGGAAAGCGTTGTTGGGGCATAAGAACGGCAGCATTACGAGCCACTATTCTACCCCGGAGCTGCAGCACTTGATTGAAGCTGCGAACAAAGTGTCGGCAACTGACTCTCGCGGGCCGGCGCTGACCATCTTGAGGAGGAAACTGGGATGA